CCCAGACCTTTCGGCCTGGGTCTAGAAATGATTCCGCATTCGATCTGAATGCGCCCTGTCTCTGCTCTAACCTTCTGGATGTTTTGCATTCATGGTAGTCCGTCATCGCAATCGCAATGTATCTGCTGGGCCGGGTGGCCATTGCTACCCGGTACCTGGATATGAAGACGTCCTCTCGGTCGTTGACCAAGGGGGCATCTTCAACGGATGGGATGATTGTTACGATGTCGCTGATAACCCTGGGGGAGTGAATTACTTCTTCCTCCAGTCTAAAAGCTTCAACGCAGGATCATTCTCTGGACGTGACGGGCCCTATTACGACGCGCTAGGCTGGATTATTTCAGCTGATGCGTCTTCGTTTCAGGACCTCATGGACGTACCTACCGATAATACCGTGATGACGAATGCTTTAGCGAAAACTGCACCATACGTGGCCGATTGGTCCGTTATGAATGCAATTTTCGAATTAAAGGATTTTCGTCATCTTCCCTTTTTGATTCATGACATGGGTCACGATATTCTCCATGGCAAGCTGACACAGGGTGGGCTCTTTAGGGTTTCCAAAGGAAGGAATGTCCCTCAAGATTTCGCCGGTGACTACTTGTTCTGGCAATTCGGAATCCAGCCATTGATCTCTGACTTGAAGTCTCTTTTAAAGTTCCAACAACGCAGTGATGCGCGTGTTAAGGACTTTAATTCGATGTCCAAGCCAGGGGGCGGTACTAAGAATGCGACGATATACAATAGGACGTCTGACCGGGTTTATACCGGTTCGCCTTATTGTACAGGTGTATACGGGGCTGTAGCTAGATACAACGTGTATCTTTCTACTACTAAGAAGAAGTGGGGATCTGTCCATTGGGAGATCCCTGCCTCTAACTTACCACCTCGTACCGATCCCGAGTATGCTTACTTAGCCGCTCAATTAGCTAATGGCGCGCGTATCACTCCTGACACATTGTGGCAGGCGATGCCGTGGACATGGCTCTTTGATTGGTTCAGTAACATGAACGACTTTATTAAGTTGTCCGCCAACACGATAGGTGCCGTTTCCGGCAGGTATTGTGTAATGGATTACACTCGGGTCCAGTGTCACGTCGATTCCGGCGTGCAGGGCTTTAATGGCACTGACGGTGCTTACTACTATTATAAGCAACGTACACCGACCGCTTTCGTCTATCCAGAAGTCCGCTTGCCGTTTCTTTCGAATCAGCAAGCGGGGATCCTCAGTGCGTTGGCTGTTCAACGCGCTCCCAGAAGGTAGGGAACACGTTAACAATCTTCGCACCAAGGAGTCGAAGTTATGTCTCTCGCAAATCCGGCCGTAATCACCATTAACTCGGTGGCTTACGACCTTCCTAAGATCAATCAGGACAACTACGGTAGTGAATATCTCTACCGTGGTACGACCTTTGAGGTTCGCCTCAAAATTCGCCACTCGAAAGAGGCGGTGAAAGCCGGGACAACTCCGATGATGCGCCACAACGTGGACATCGTTCAGACTGTCTATGCTACGGTCGACACTCCGATCATTACTCGTGAAGCTTACCTCGTTATTCGAGGCGAGTATAACGATGCTGATCTGAATGTATCCTATGTCACGCAGGGTCTCGTTGATTTTATCACCGATGCCCATATCCTTGACATTCTAGCCTGGCAGTCGTAATGGCTGCCGTCCTCGATTTTGTACGAGGGCATCCGAGGGAATTTTCTCTTCTGCTTGGTCTGATTGGTGTTTGTTTTTCACCAATCTTCCTTCGCCGTAGAAAATAATTCTCTTTCGGTTAAGGCTTTCGAGTCTTAGGTGAGAGACCAGAGGTCAATCCAAACAAAGGTGTTTAGAATGACTAAAGGCTCTGTCTTCGACTTCGTAGGACTCTACGCTGCACTTCTTAAAGATGTTGCAGCATATCTTCCTACAACCCAGAGAGAGTGGGATCGCGATCTATTGCGTATCACTACCCTCAGTCAAACTAGAGGACCCACCGTGTTTACGATGGATCTTCCTGCGATGGGAAAGAAGCTTGATGCTGCTCTCTCTCGCGGTCGTCTCGATCTGAAGGGTATGCCCTGTTCAGGGCCTACCCATTCAGGTTCCATGATTCCCAGACTATTCCGGGAGTTGTGGATACGACTGTTTGACCATTCTGGATGCTTGAGAGCCAACATCGATCCTAATGTTGTTCTTTTCCTCCGTACACTTCTATACGTTGGAAAGAATTACAAGTCGGAATGTGCTCCCCGTTACCTCTTTGAGGCAACAAAGGAGTTTAGCGATGTTGAGTCCAGCCTTCCACCAGCGTCTCCTTTATGGGACGGTGATGGCAGTGATGTTGGTGACAGCCACTATCGCCATTTATGGGATATGGTTAGCACAAACATCAACGAGCCCCTATTCCACTCGGAATTGGAACTCGTGCCTGTGCTCGATTCGGTCCAACGATCTGCGGACCGGATCTGTCGAGTGTTTTCAGGGTTCGACCCTGGACTCCTCGATTTCAAGCATGGACCTGGAGCTGTCTCAGATCTCAGAAGGGGGGACTATAAGTATAGTTTCCCCAACTGGGCTCCGAGACTGGAGTTCAATTTCCCTTACGATTTTTCAGCATCTACTTCGCTGGAAGTCGGGGGAGTTGATCCTGTTTTGGGATACGGGTGGGACTCTTACGAGCCTCATTCCGATCTCAAAGCTGTGCCCAAGACAATGAAGGGACCTCGGCTTATCGCCAAGGAATCCACTTGTATGCAATGGGTTCAGCAGGGTATAAGAAACTTCTTATACCATACAGTGGCAAGAACATGGATTGGTCGATCGATTGATTTCTTCTCTCAATCGCCATCCCGTGATCTAGCACTCCAGGCTTCGCGAGACGGGTACTTATGCACCATAGACCTCAAATCTGCTAGTGATCGCATTACATGCGCACTGGTAGAACGGCTCTTTCGGTCTTCACCGAATTTGCTGGGGGCTATGATTGCATCTCGTACGAGATTTCTTGTCCAAGATCTGGATAAGAAACTCCCTCGAGTCTTCAAACTGAAGAAGTTCTCGACTCAAGGATCCGCTCTGACCTTTCCTGTCCAGTCTATCGTTTTCTTCATGATTTGTGTAGGTGTTGGAAAACACCTCCATCCGTCCTGGAGTTATGACAGACTTGGCCGGCAGGTCCGCATCTTCGGCGATGATTTAATCATCCCCGGAGAATGGGAGCCGCTGGTAGAAAGGGTCCTAGAGACTCTTCATCTGAGAGTAAATCATACCAAAACGCACGTAACCGGAAGGTTCCGTGAGAGTTGTGGTATGGACGCATTCGAGGGATACGATGTATCTCCTCCTTACGTGCTCTCAGTACCAGTAGAGTCCGATCCCGCTACGATATCTAGCGGCGTCGCTGTCAGTAACAACTTCTTTATGAAGGGTTTCTGGCATGCTTCGTCGTTTCTAGAGCGATCCATGTCGAATGGCATTCGAAGTAGAATGCCTATCGTCAAGGTGTCGAGCGGGCTCTTCGCCTTACGTTCGTTTAGTGGATCACGCCTTCCTTCCCGTTTACGGGAACGTTGGAATGAAACTCTACAACGAAGAGAGGTAGCCGTCTTAGCGATTTTCGCAAAGCCGCGCCTCCGTAAGACGGAGACTGTTTCTAACCTGCTTCAGTATTTTACTGAAGATCCTCCCCCATACATCAAGTATGAGAGTGGAACGGTAGAAGCAGGCGTCCCTGTTTTCAGGAACGCATGGGTTGACCCCGGCGTGGTCCTCATGTAAGAGGACCAGCCTAGGGTCAGGAGGTGCTCCTTTGGAGTCACTTTTAGGGGG